GACATCGAGGATGTCAATACCTGTTGCATCATGTATCTGCATCAGTTGTTTATCGGAGAGTTCGCCATGTTCACGAATAAGTGCCAGTGCTGAACCATACCTTGCGATTGCAGATTGACCGCCTGGAACTTTTGCCATGATTCTTTTTATATTCACAACAAGTCTGATGAATGGTGTGTAGTGTGTTCTCAATGCATCACGGTTGTCTGCAACGTTCTTGTCGAAGTCTTTGACTTTCTTACCGTCTTTGTCAATGATTCCAGCCTTATACGCCCCTAATTTCTCGAATGGTGTGACGAGAAGTTTAAGGAATCGAATCGTAAATACGAGGTCGGCTGCTGATTTTAAAATACCCATAGTTCTATTTATATCTTTCTGAGTCTCTCAATGACTAATTTATCCATTTCTATGTTGGTATATTCGGTATTTTTTATGGTCTTTAGAAAGATAAGGAACGGTTTGAGTGTTGACCAATGGTCGAGTTCCACTTTGAGTTCGAGGATATCTAGTCCTGCCTCATTTCCAAATACATTGAATATCACAATGAGATGATTGAGAATGAGTCTTTCTGATAACTCACCCGTTGATTTATAACGGTTCAACAATCTTTTAATATACTTGAAACGTTTTAGGTCTTCAAAAAACTCTTCACTGTCAATACACTTTGGATTGTAATAATGTTTTGCTGCATATACAATCAAATTATCTTTGGTTAATCTCATACCCAATCACTATCTTTGAACTCAATCAGACTTACATTCTTCGGTAAGTCCTGTTCTTTATATATAATCTCTAACAATGGTTCTGCCCAACTCCAATCATATTTATATTTCTCTCTCATAATTTATTCACTGGTATCATGGTATATGTATGTCGGGTCTTCTTTTTCCCTTCTCCGTAACATATTGATTTCACCATTTACTGAAAGTTTTTTGAGTTTTAGAAATTGCACACTATCTTCACCGACATATAATTCGTTTGTGTATTTCATTAGAGATGCTGCTTGTCGAGAGTGAAATACCAACCGACACATAAACTCACTGTCTTCCATATGGTCATGCATAAAATTATCAAACTCGATTCTCTTGGTAGCCCATTGTGTCGCGACCTCTTGACTTTTTCGATAATGTTTATTGTTCATGAAGAACCATATCAATTCATTTCTATTAAGTCTAAACTGACTTTTATCAAACGGCATTTGATTTGATTCACTCAGTTGTCTGTAGAGGCATACAATGTCTGGTGCAAAGGGGTGCTTGGCAAGTTCCTGATATAGGTATACACCATGAGCAGTGAGGTGGTCATCTCCATCGATGGCCACCATATACTCATTGTCACTTTCTAGGAATTTTTCTAAGAGAGAGTTTTTACCTGTCGCAGGAGTTCCGTCTGACTCCGTGACATAGTATTCGATATTATACTCTTGACAAAAGGTGACGCCAGTGTTCACGCTTGCATCATCAAGTGTATTAATGATTACAACAGTCTTTTCTCTTGGTAGGTCAACTGTTGCTCTGTGAAGAAGTCCTATATCTTTAGACCATAGAACATAGAATTTGAACATAATATCCTAAGTGAAAGGGGTTGTTACACCCCTTTACTTAGTCTTTTAATAGACCTGTCATTCTCTCTACGAGAGTAGACTTTTTCTTTCTACGGTCAAGTTCCACGCCATGTTGGCGACCCAATGCTTCGAGTTCTACCTTTGACATCTCATCAAGAGACTTGTCACCAACAGGTGCTTCGGTCAATGTTTGGACATCAGCAGGAACTTCGACTTGTTCTACAACTGGTTTGACACCAAAGAACTCATCGATTTGTTCTTGGGTGAAACCACCAGATGCATACAACTCACCAGTATCAGGGTCTTCCCATCCACGGGCAGTAGGAATGGCGTTCTCACACCATGCAGGGGCTTTGATAGACATTAGCAATCATCCTTTTTATCATACCCACGGCGTCTGTTCATTCTTTCGAGGAAACCTTTTGCGGTTTTCAAACGACCATCATATGGGTTTTTGTCTTCATCTTTACTCAGTTCTTGTCTCAACTCACTCATTGTCTTACCAGACAGAACGTCACGAGCCATGTCAACCAGAGAGACCGAACCCTCTTTTGCGTCCATGTCAACATCTTCTTTGACAGGTGCTTCGGTTGACTTGACAACCTGTGTATCACCAGCAGGATTGTCCTGTGGGCGTTTACCAGATTTTGCTTTGGTTGCTTGACCAGCTTTGAAAGTCTTATCGTGACCATCTTCTTCGTTGTCTTCGATTTTCTTATCAGACTTCTTGTGAGCGTTTGCAAACTCTTTGGACTTAGGAGATTCCTTGTCCATGATTTCTTCTGGTTTGGTTGCATTTGATTTCTGTTGCTTTGCAGCAGTCTCAATCATGTTCAACAACTCATCTGTTGCTTCACCGATTTTAGAAATCTCTGCTTTTTTCTCACCGTCATTACCGACAACTTTTTTCTTTTTCTTATCGTCTTTCGCTGGTGCTTCTTCACCATCTTCATCGTCCATTGCTTTACCAATCGCTTTACGGCGTTTGTGCAGGAACTTGTCAGATGAATCAACGTCACCATCGTTATCGATGTCTTTGTCTTTACGGTCTTTGAATTTCTTCTTGGCGGCCTTTGGGTCTGCTTTGTCAAGACCTTCGCCGTCATCTTCTTGGTCGTTAGAAGCATCTTCAGCCGTTTTCTTGGCTTCTTCTAGTTCTTCGTCTTTGGATGTTACGGATGCCCACGCTTCACCCAACTTTTTGATGTCTGATGTTTTCATTGTATTTCTCCGTTACATCCACATAAATTTAACCAGTCCAGCAATCATTGCTGCACTGATAAGGTATACTACTTTGTTAATGATTGCGACAGTGTGAGCGTTTTCGTCCACCTTCTTCTCAATCTCGTCTAATTTTTTGGAAAATTTATTCATACGCTCAAAGTTATTCTGGTTATTACGTTCAACTGAAATGAGTTTTTCTTCTACACGGGCGACAGCAATCATCGCATCAGCAAGTTTGTCTATCTTCTGTTCAAGACGGTCAAACCTTACTGCGGAATCTGTTTCAATCCTTGCAAGTCTTTCTAACTGTGTTTCTTTAGCCATGTTATTCCCATTAAACTATAGTTCTATTTATAAGTTCTTTGTTCTTTATTCGATATTTTTCTATCTTAACTAACCAGTCATCAAATAAAGAATCATCTAATCCTAGATAATCTAACATGGTATAGAGAACATTCTCTGACCATTCTTCATCATTGTGGAACAAATCGTATGGGTCAAACTGCATCCAGTGATGTTCCTCTGGTATCATACTCTTGTAGAGTTCTGTCAACTCCTGACACGATTCCCACGGTTGATACCAGAACTTATCAGCATCAAACCCTTGCTTTAACATCCATTCACCCAAATCATTTCGTGCTGGGTTATCTACAGAGCCTAGACCAAGTTTCACTCTTGCGAGTTGGTCTATGTATTTGACACTATTCTCTGAACGTGGTTGTAACAGAATCGTCTTTGTTTCTGCCCAATCATTCCAGAGATAGTTCTGGTAATACTCCTTGTGAACATGAAACCCATACCCGTGGTCTAGTCGTATGTTCCAAAGAGTGTCATCCCAATCCTTACCCGATATGGGTTGACTACCATCCATATAGTATTGAGATAGTTCGTCATCTCTTTCGATGAACCATCTCTCAACCGACTCATTATGTTCCACCTTCTTTGTAACAACATCTCTGTGTTCCGTTAGAAGACTTCCCAAAAATTCACCTCCACCGCCACCGCGATAGAGAACATTAATTAACTTCATCCCAAATCTTCAGTCTCAAGTCTCCCTGACCTTTGATGATTCTGTGATAGACCATCTTAGGTATGTGATACAATCGACCTTTCTCCATAACCATAGGCAACTGATTATCCAGTTGCAATTTCCAGTTATCACCATCGAGAACAGTAACCTCACGATTACAGGAGTCACGATGCCATATCAAATCCATTTCGTTGACATCTTCTCCAAAGGTTCTGACTCGTTCCGTTTTGTCTGAACTGAAGATGTCCGTATAGGGTTTTACCAAAAGAAACTGCCTCCTCCCGACAGACCAAGTTGTTTTGCATATCTAGGCAAACGACATGCCCAGTATGCAGCTTTGGTTTTATCGTTCTGTTGGTCACACCTATGACGGGCAGCGAATGACTTACGCGCCTTCGGGTCATTGAGTTTAACCTTCAGTCCTGTGGTATCACCCCAAGATACTTTCTTAACATTACCATTTGGTGTCTTCACATACACATAGTATTTCTTCGGCCCACCACGCATTGGTTTACCGATTGGTTTCTTTTCTTCGGCTTCGAAGATACAGTCCAGTGCAACATTCTCACCACGCCATTGTGCAAACTCACCAAGATTAGACTCGATGATATCCAAGTCTGCGGCATCTACTTCTAGGTTACCAGCATGGTATTGTTCCCGTGCCTCACGGAAGTATTCGTAATACCTTTCCGACCCGACTCGATAAATGTTGTTCTCAATAAGAGAAGAGCAAGTGCCGCAACACTCGTCAGTTCCGCAGTCTGTATGTTCTGTAAATCTTTGCATTAGATATCTCTCACTTTTATTATGTCGAAAATTGCACCAACCTCTGAAGTCGCACCAGCCTTTGCACGAATCTCAATATCTGTCTTCTCGTCAATTTCAAGAGGAATAGGATAGTGATAGTGAACAGAGTTTGCGAATGTTCCGAACATTGCTTTTACTTGCCATGCACTGTTTGCCTGAACACCTTTCGTTCTAATCATAAACACTGCTTCTTGGTTCTTACTTAGTGAACCATGAAAGTCATCCAAATAACCTTTACAGCCTGCGGGAATAGTATAAACTGCCATGAGTGTTTGACCACCATTTGCGGCACTTATTCTCGCAATATTATTACCACCAATAGAGGCAGTGATGACACCTTCGTTTGTTCCAGTTGTTCCCGCAGTCAGGACTTTCATTCTGAAAACACGATGGAATGATGCAGTGGTTGTGACTGCACCAGTTCCGTTCAGTGTTACTGTTTCGACCAGTTCATTGTAGTTACCATCAAGACCTTCAATCTCAACAGTCCTTGCACCTGTGTCACCATCATCATCATTCGCATCATCAGATACAATAGAAACAACACCAGCACTTGTTGGATAGTATTGGTC